AGAAGCTTTTCAAAATTGTTGTAGGCCATTTCCCAAAACATAACACCCTTGTCCTCATTTTCGGCATCTATAACATTGTAAATTACCCTGGTGCTAGACTTAGTAGCCTTCTGCTCTTCCTTCATCTCTTCCTTACTGAGACTTGTATCCTTGGAAAGACCTGCTCTGTATTCACAAATGGGACAGGGCTTACCAATGGTTTTCGGACATACAACTGTAATCTTCTCAGGACCAATTCCATAGTGAACATCGACCTTCATCCTGTACCAAGTATCACCCTTCTTTACATCATCGGGATGATTATCAATAGATACCACATAAGGAAGAAGAATGAGCTTGGAACGGGTCTTTGGTGTAAAGTATGTTACTTCCTTATCACCAAAATTAAACTTAAATCCGGCCTTCTGCTGGTCCTTGGCAAGACGCTCCCTGGCTCTTCTTACCTTTTCCTTTCTCCTATCTGCTTCTTTTGACATACTACCTCCTTAGTCGTTTCGTTTACGATTACGCATTCTTTCCAATGCTTTTTCCTCAGTTATTTCCTGTGACATTTTCCTTTCCTGAGAACCTACCTGTACTGAATAATAACCTTGACCATGAAGATTGACTAAATTCTTTATAGAAGACTTTCTCATTTCAAATGCCTTTACTGCCCTTTCCATCAACTCCTTTCTTTTCTTACATTCTAACACTTCATCATATGCCCGAGAAACTTCTTTCATATCTTCAACTATGGCATCAATCATTGTTTGTGTAGGTTTCTTATCATCTTCAAAATACTTCTCTGGATACTTTGCAACCTCAATTCTTTTCTTAACCTTCAGCCTTTCATAATCCTTTACAGCTACATCAAAATCATGCCGGGAATCTGCTTCTGCCTCAGCATATTTCATATACAGTTCACTTTGTACAAGACTCTCCATATGAAGATTATCCAGATCTATCTTTATTTCTTGCCTGTAATCATAATTTTCATAATCTATATCCCAAGATTTACCCATCACTTTCCTCCACGACAAATATCATAACACATCTTCACCAATCCTGGAAATCCGGTGTTATAAAGAGAATCCCAAAATACATCAATCACATCCATTGCAAATGCCTGCTTTTTTGTACTGTTTCCCAAAAGAACAGAGCATGAATATCCCAGGACAGACCTTCTTACACTTTCTGGATCTTCATCCCGTAAACCATTCAAAATCCCTTGTACTGAGGTCCATTGAGCACCATTAAATATTGCCTGACAAAGTTCCAATGTTTTACTTTCCCGGGCCATGTTGTCATTAATGGCATTTGCCATTTCTTTCTTATCCAGATCAATAACCTGATCTAAAGCAACAAGAGAAGCCCTAGCAGAACCCAAGGCATTCTTGGCAATTAACTTCAATATATCTTCAGGAACCTTCTTCTTCTCCTCCTGACAAATCTCATCCATAAGAGAAATCAACTGTTTTTCAGTAAGTGAAGACACAATAATAGTTGTACACCTATTGCGTACAGTTTTGATCAACTTCTCTGGATCTGTTGTGGCAAGAAGGAAATAAACATGGGAAGGGGTATCTTCTAAGGCCTTGAGTAAAGCGGACTGTGCATCACCTGTTAACTTATGACACTCATCTATAAGCCAAACCCTACAAGAACCCCCTCCCACCGGAGCCAATCTCATCTGTCTGCGGATCTCCCTGATAGTGTCTATTCCTCTGAAATCCGCTGAATCTATCTCAACAAAATTGGCATCCGAACAACCCAGTTTTTTAGCCAGTATCCTTGCCAAGGTAGTCTTTCCACATCCAGAAGGACCGGAAAATAAAAAGGCATGGGGCACTTCGCTCCTGTCTCTTTTGATAAAGGATTCCAAAGTCCTAATTGCTTCTTTGTTACCCACCACTTCATCAAATGTTCTTGGTCTATAAGCCTGATACAATCCAGCCATTCACATTCTCCTCTTATTTATATATACTAAGTATTATAACATAAACACCTAAGCTGTCAGTTTGAGTTCCTTCTTCTCATCCCAAGTGCCATCTACTTCTGTTGATTTTATTTCAACTTCCAAAGGAGTAATAATCCAATTCCAGTGTCTCCTGATTGAATAACACATTACCCTCTGTACAAGATCAATAAACTCACTACACTCAGGTTCATAAACATCAGCCACCATTTCATCATGAATCTGTCCTACAATCCTAGTTCTCCATTTCTCCCTTTTTAAGACATCATTGACTTGAATTAAGGACCATAACAAACAATGAAAGGCTATTCCCTGAACAGGGTAGTTGATAACTTGATTCTTTCGCATAACCCCTGAACATCTGAAACCAGTTAGCAAATCAACATAACCATGTTCATTATAGAAATCTACCTGCTTATCTTTCCATTGAGTGTAAACAGGGAATCTTTTTTTCCAAAAATTATCTTCGACCCTCTGTACATGTCTTTCGTAAGCCTGATAGTTAAGTATACCTTTCTTCTTCAAATGTTTCTTAAGTGATTCTTGAGTCACTTCATTTACAAGTTTCAACTTGTCTATGTTTTTCCATAAATCATTTGCAGTCTGTTTATAATACGAACCATAGAACTCAGGGAATACGAAACCATTTTTAGCAGAGTACCTTGATTTGCTGTTTACCTCCTTTAACGATAAACAATATAACTCACAAGCCATATCCCTATGCATATCTTTTGTTTTATCGTGGATGTAACTAAGCATTGTGGGGTCTTTGTGATACCAGGAAGCGGCCCTTACTTCTATCCCACTATAGTCAATTCCCATCAACCTATGACCCTTTCTTGGTCTGATTGCTTTCCTCACAACCTTACCCTGTACGGGATCTCTTACCGGGAGGTTTTGCCAGTTGGGACTTCTACTGGAACTCCTATAAGTATGTACAAGAGTCAAATCAAAGAAAGGGTGAAGAAACCCATCAACTTGTTCCCTCAAAAACAAAGAAAGATAAGTGTCCCGTACCTTTTGAATCTTTCTCAAGTTTATCAGTATTTCCAAAAAAGGATGTTCGTCCTTTAAGACATTCAGTGTTTCATTGTCAACTGAAGGTTTTCCTGACTTGGTTGTGTTAATGGGATTGCATTTGAAATAATCAAAAAGCATATATCCTAATTGATCATCTGAATCTATGTTAAATTTGGTTCCAAACTTGTGTTTCCATCTTTTTACATCTGCTTCCTTATCCAAATCTTCCTTTAGTGTTTTTATTCTCTTTCCCAATATTTTATACTGTTCTTCACAATATGGAACATCAACACATATGCCATTGGCTTCAACATCTGCCATAGCAAGTGTTCCTAGATGAAATAACTGGTATGCTTCAGCACTTTGAGGATGTATGTTCATTTCCCGGGCCTCCTAATAAAGAAGGAAGGGTCTGCTATCATTTCCATGAACTCTAGTGAACTCTTACCCAACTGTTCCATTTGCTTTTCAGTCAGTTTATAACCATAAATGGAATCTAATCCATTATAAGTAAGAAGCTCAGTTTTACTTAGTTCATGAATCCTGTTAAAGCTGTTTGCATTGTTTTTCTCAACCCCTTCCAAATAAGGTTTGATATGGGAATCATAATCAGCAACACCAAAATTAACATAGGTTTGAAATTTGAGGCTTGTAATGAGTTCCCTGTTCTCCAATATGTGTGCTGCTATCTGGGAATCCCATAACCACCCCTCTACATCACACCCATATATCTCCTTTGTCCAGCTCTGTTCAAACTTTAGGTTATGTGCACTTTTCCTAATCATCTTATTTCTTAAAATTCTGATAAGAGAATCCTGTACCGATTGATAATGAGCAAGGAAGGCTCCCGTTCTTTTTCCATCACAAATTGCACACGTTACTATTTCATGACCTTGTGCATGGGGTTTGAGTCCTGTTGTTTCATAATCAAAGGATATCCAATCAGGTCTCTGACGAAACACATCCTTTAAATACAGATTAGCCCCTTTTTCACTTACTATAATCTCAACATCCTTACTTTCGTCATGGAACTTGGGAAGAGGTTTATCTATGAATTTGAGGAACTTCTTTATATCCTGACAAAATATCAAATGAGAAACATGTTCCTCTCCACCATTTCTTTGTATGTAACTAGGATGAAATGTAGGACAGATCCAAGCATTTAATGATCTGTCAGGAATTGTCCAACCTCTCCAGGATGTAACAGTACCCAAGTCCTTTTTCCAGAAACTCCCAATGACCGATTTGATAGCAGCTTTGCCCATCAAAATGATGATATGGGGTTTGAATGATTCTATTTCCTTAAATACATTTGGTCTGCAAAATGCTATTTCATCATCACTTGGTTCCCGGTTCTTGGGAGGTCTGCAGTTTGTAGAATTAATCTTTCTACAATCAATATCAAGATCGATTCCCTCTTTTCTTAAAACCTTTCTCAGTAACTGTCCGGCATCTCCTATTAGTTGCTTATTCCTTTTATCTTCC